TTAGAATGGGTATTGCTATTGAAAAGGAACATACTAAAGATAAAGATCTTGCTACTGATATTGCTCTTCAACATCTCGATGAGTTTCCAGATTATTATACTAAGTTGAAAAAAATGGAGTCTGATGCTAAGAAAGAACATAAAAAGTTTAAAGATGTAAAAATAACTGAAGAGGGTCTTCGTGATTGGTATAGAAGTAAATCAAAAGATGGAAAACCTGGTTGGGTAAATGTAGTTACGGGAGGAACCTGTGCAAGTGATGAACCTGGAGAAGGTGTTCCTAAGTGCGTTTCTTCGGCAAAAAGAGAAAGTATGACTAAAGCGCAAAGATTATCTGCGGCAAGAAGAAAGAAAGCAGCGGATCCTGCACAACAAGAAAAATCAGGTGCTGCAAAACCAACTTATGTTTCCACCGATAAACAAGAAAATAAAATGAACGAAGAAAAGGATATCAAAGGAAAGGGAAGTGGTAAAAAAGATGCCTGTTATACTAAAGTAAAGTCAAGGTATGATGTATGGCCCTCTGCCTATGCCTCCGGTGCTCTTGTAAAATGTCGCAAAGTTGGTGCTGCTAATTGGGGAAATAAATCAGAATCAGTAAATTTGTCATCAAATGATCCTCTCTCAGAACAAATGGGTATGGTGCGTTACTGTCCCAAATGTGAGAAAGATGAGACTAGAGAAGAATGTAGGTATGGTCCCAAATATTGGGATATGTTCTCAGTTCCTTCAAGTTTATCACCAAATCAATTAAAATATAATACAACTAGACCTCATCCGGCAAATGAGTCTAAAGAAACAGATCACGAATACTCGATGGCGCGTTCGGAAATTTCTACAATTATTTCTGCGGCAAAACGATTAAGGAATAAACTAAAGGGTGAAGGAAATATTGAAGCTTGGGTTCAATCGAAAATTACAAAAGCGGCAGATTATATTGATGCTGCAGCAGATTACTTGGAAAGTGGAGAACACGATGTAGTAGATGAGGCGTGTTGGGTTGGATATAAGCAAGTTGGAATGAAAAAGAAAGGTAAAAAAATGGTTCCAAATTGTGTTAAGGAATCAGTATCAATTGAAGATTCAAATGGAAACCATTATGCACAATTTATTGATATTATTAAACCCGAACCACTGAAGGCAACAAAAGGTATTGGTAGTAGAATGTTAGGAGAAGGACCAAGTTTTGATGTTGGAAGTAATAAATTAAGTTCTGCTCAAGAAAAGTTGCAGAGAATGTCTCCATCCCAAAGATCTCAACTTCCATCACAGATGGTTAAAAAACTTGTAGGTGTTGATCTTCCACCATTAAAATCAAGTCCATCTTCTATGGTAAAAACTGCAGATTCTTACGAACCACAAAGAAAATCATTCAGCGAATTTATGACCGAAGCATCTGCTGCCTGGCAAAGAAAAGAAGGGAAGAATCCTGAAGGTGGTTTAAATAAAAAAGGAATTGCTTCTTACCGTCGAGAAAATCCAGGTTCCAAACTTTCTATGGCAGTTACTACTCCACCATCAAAATTAAAACCAGGATCAAAATCAGCAAAGCGTAGAAAATCTTTCTGTGCTCGTATGGGAGGGATGCCTGGACCTATGAAAGATGAAAAGGGTCGTCCAACAAGAAAAGCATTATCTTTGAGAAAATGGAATTGTTAATGTGTTATATATTAACTCGTATTGAGAAAAGATAGAAATATGGCAATTGAAGATATTAGACTTAAACAGGGTGATGCATATCTCTCTAATCCAAATCTAAAGAGAGCAAATACATCAATTCAATTTACAGAAGAACAAATTATTGAGTTCTTAAGATGTAAAGAAGATCCTGTTTATTTTGCGAAAAATTATGTAAAAATTGTTAATGTCGATGATGGTCTTGTTGGATTTGATATGTGGCCATTTCAGGAGAGGTTAGTCAATAATTTCCACCAAAATAGATTTAATATATGTAAGATGCCACGCCAAGTTGGTAAGGCATTAGCATTAGACACTCCAATACCAACACCGAAAGGATGGACAACAATTGGAGATATTGAAGTTGGGGACAAAATACTTTCTCCAGATGGAAATCCAGTTTCTGTAACATTTAAAACAGAAACTATGATTAATCACCAGTGTTACAAAATATTTTTTGATAATGGAGAAGAAATTGTTGCTGATGCAGATCATTTGTGGGAAGTAAATAGTTCTTATTGGAGAACTGGAAAAAAAGTTATCAATACTGACGAAATATATTCAAGATATTCAAAGAAAATTAATAATAAAAGAGGTAAAGGGGTAGGAGGATCACTTTATATTGAATTTTCCAATCCAATTAACGGAGAAAATCAGGATTTGCCGATAGATCCATATCTTCTTGGTGTTTGGTTAGGTGACGGATATTCTGCAGATGGTAGAATCATCGCACATAAAGATGATTATGAATTTTACAAAACAAAAATAGATGTTGAACACGAGAGAGTAGAAAATAATTGTATTAGATTTAAGTGTAGAGGATTGAGAGAAAAATTAAAAGAAAATAATTTATTAAAAAATAAACATATTCCACAAATATATCTACGATCATCAGTAGATCAACGGATGGAATTGTTACGGGGATTGATGGATACTGATGGTTCAATTACAAAAACTCAAACATTTGAATTTTACCAAAAAAATTATGAATTTATTCTTCAAGTTGTTGAACTTTTATCTTCGTTAGGAATAAAATCCAGAGTAAGTAGAAAGTTAATCAATCAGTGTTGGTATTATACTGTTCGTTTTCCTAGCAAGGAAAATATTTTCAATCTTCCAAGAAAATCTAAATTAATAAATTTTGGCGGAAAAGGTAGACCTCAAAATAAAAGACACTATATACAAAAAATAGAAAAGGTTGATAGTGTCCCAGTTGCATGTATTCAAGTAGATAGTGATGATCATTTATTTTTATGCGGAAAAACATTCATTCCTACACATAACACAACAACTGTAGTATCTTACTTATTGCATTATGTAGTTTTTAACGATAATGTAAATATCGGAATTTTGGCAAATAAAGCTTCCACTTCAAGAGAGATACTTGGTAGATTGCAATTATCTTATGAGAATTTACCAAAATGGATGCAACAGGGAATAGTCTCTTGGAATAAAGGATCATTAGAGTTAGAAAATGGTTCAAAAATTATTGCAGCATCCACATCTGCATCCGCTGTTAGGGGAATGAGTTTTAATATTATTTTCTTGGACGAATTTGCGTTTGTTCCGAACCATATCGCAGATGACTTTTTCGCTTCGGTATATCCAACAATTTCTTCAGGTAAATCTACCAAAGTTATTATTGTATCCACACCAAAAGGTATGAATCACTTCTACCGTATGTGGCACGACGCAGAGCGTGGTAAAAACTCATTTGTGCCCACAGAGGTTCACTGGTCCGAAGTTCCCGGAAGAGACGAAGAATGGAGGATACAAACTATAGCAAATACAAGTGAAGAACAATTCAAGGCAGAACATCTTTGCGAATTTTTGGGGTCAGTAAATACTCTTATCAATTCTGCAAAATTAAAAAATTTAATGTATGATGACCCAGTAAAAAGAAATAAGGGTCTTGATGTTTATGAAGAACCTGGTGAAGATAGAGATTATTTAATTACTGTTGATGTTGCTAGGGGTCTTGGTAATGATTATTCAGCATTTGTAGTTTTTGATATTACAGAATTTCCATATAAGATAGTTGCCAAATATAAAAATAATGAAATTAAACCGATGTTATTTCCCAGTATTATCAATGAAGTAGGAAGAGGTTATAATTATTCTTGGTTACTTGTAGAGGTAAATGATATTGGAGATCAAGTAGCAAATATTCTTCATTATGATCTTGAATATGATAATGTTCTTATGTGTGCAATGCGTGGTAGAGCAGGGCAATTAGTTGGTTCTGGATTTAGTGGAAAGAAATCTCAACTTGGAGTAAGAACAACTTCCGCTGTTAAAAAATTAGGTTGCTCTAACTTAAAATTACTACTTGAGGATGATAAATTATTGGTAAATGATTATGATATTATTAGTGAATTAACAACTTTTGCCCAAAAACATAATTCATTTGAAGCAGAAGAAGGGTGTAATGATGATTTAGTAATGTGTCTGGTTATTTTTTCTTGGTTAGTTGCACAGGAATATTTTAAGGAAATGACGGATAATGATGTCCGTAAAAGAATTTATGAGGAACAAAAAAACCAAATTGATCAAGATATGGCACCATTTGGATTTATTTCCGATGGAATTAATGAAATGACTAGTTTTGTTGATCAAGATGGAGATCGATGGCATTTAGATGAGTATGGAGATACCTCATATATGTGGGACTATATGTAGTAAGGTAGGGCAATTTATAAATACTTTTAGAATAAATTTGGATTGCGAGGGGAATTAAGATGCCACTAAATTTAGCATCTCCTGGAATTGTAGTAAGAGAGGTTGATTTAACGGTAGGTAGAGTTGATCCAGTATCAGCTGCAGTTGGAGCACTAGTTGCACCTTTTGCAAAGGGCCCTGTAGATTCTCCTTCCACTATCGAAACTGAGGCAGACTTACTTAACACTTTTGGGCAGCCATACTCTACAGATAAGCATTATGAGCATTGGATGGTAGCATCGTCTTATCTTGCTTATGGTGGAACTTTACTCGTTTCAAGAGCAGATGATGCGTCACTGAAGAATTCATTTGTTGGAACTGCTTCAAGTATTAAAATTAAAAGTGAAGAGAATTATAATCAATTAGGATATGATGAAAACACTATCACTAATGTAACTATTGCGGCAAGAAATCCCGGATCTTGGGCAAATGGAATTAGAGTTGCTATTATTGATGCAAAAGCAGATCAAATTTTAACCGGAATTACAACTACTAATGTTGTGGTTGGTTATGGATTTACTCAAGCAATTTCAACAACATTACCTGGAAATGGAACAACCAGTACTCTTAATGGATATCTGAAAGGTATTATTACCGAAGTTGGATCTGGAACAGTTTCGACAAAGTTGGTAAGTCACGTTTCTGCAGCAGGAACTGAAACTGCAGTAGATTATCAACAATCTGGAGTATATGCATTAGCACAGACCGGTAATGTTGCTATCCACACAACTGGGCAAGCATCATCATTTGCTACAAGAGCATATACTGGAGAACTTGATTGGTTCGAGCAACAATCAATTACTCTTTCAAATGGATCAATTGAATGGGATACAATCGCAGATCGTCCATCAACATCTGCATATGCTGAAGCAAGATCTTCAAGATTTGATGAAGTTCATATCATCATCATTGATGATCAGGGAACAATAACTGGAAATGCTGGAACAATTTTAGAAAAACATCTTTCACTTTCGAAAGCAAAAGATGCAGAGTTTTCGGTAGGAAGTCCATCCTATTGGAGAAAGTATCTTTATAATGCATCTTCTTATATTTTTGGTGGTTCGCAACCAGTAGGAGTTGTAACTACAGGATTCAGTGATAGTGGAAGTGCTCAATTTCAACTTGATAGCGATACGGGTTGGGATCAAGATGCTCAAGATACAATTTTTGCTGCAGCAGGATCAAATAGTTATGCATTATCTGGAGGAAAAAATTATGACGGAGGGACAGATTTAACTTCTGCAGGATCTCTTAGTTCGGGACTTGATGATATTGTAAGTGGATATACATTATTTGAAAATACTGAAAATTATAGAGTTGATTTTGTATTAATGGGTTCTGCTAATTATGCAAAAGAATCTGCACAGGCATTAGCGAATAAAATTATTACTGTTGCAGAAACTAGAAAAGATGCTGTTGCATTCATTTCTCCATATAGACAAGCATTTTTAGTGGATAATACTGTAGGAGCAGTAACCGTTAATGATGATGATACTATTACAAGTAATGTAATTAGTTTCTATTCTCCAGTTACATCTTCAACTTATGCAATCTTTGATAGTGGTTATAAGTATATGTTTGATAGGTTTAACAATACCTTCAGATATGTACCTCTAAATGGTGATATTGCCGGAACTTGTGCGAGAAATGATATTAATCAGTTCCCTTGGTTCTCTCCTGCAGGAACTTCTAGAGGAACAATCTTAAATGCAGTCAAGTTGGCGTATAATCCAAGTAAAGTTCAAAGAGATAAACTTTATTCAAATAGAGTAAATCCAGTTATCTTCTCACCAGGTGCAGGTATTATTCTGTTTGGTGATAAGACAGGATATGGAAAATCTTCCGCATTTGATCGTATTAATGTTCGCAGACTCTTTATCTATCTTGAGAATGCGATCTCATCAGCGGCAAAAGATCAACTCTTTGAATTTAATGATGAAATTACAAGAACTAACTTTGTAAATATAATTGAACCTTTCCTTCGCGATGTTCAATCCAAGAGAGGTATTTTTGATTATGTTGTAATTTGCGATGAAACAAACAATACTGCAGCAATTATTGATGCTAATGAGTTTGTTGCTGATATCTATATTAAACCAGCAAGATCGATTAACTTTATCGGTCTTACCTTCATCGCCACCAGAACTGGTGTTGCTTTTGAAGAAGTAATCGGATCAGTTTAATTAACTAGAGGTTTTAAAACTATGGCAACCAGAAATCAACTAAATCCACCTCCTTTAAGAAAGATTACCGACTTCAAGAGTAAACTTACTGGTGGTGGTGCTCGTCCCAATCTATTTGAGGTTGAGCTTTCCTTTCCAGATGCAGTTAATGTTTCTGGATTGAATGATATTCTCCAAAAGGCAAGATTCCTTGTAAAGGCAGCAAATCTTCCAGCATCTAATGTTGCTCCAATTGAAGTTCCATTTCGTGGAAGAACTCTGAAAATTGCTGGAGATAGAACATTTGATACCTGGACTATCACTGTTATTAACGATACCGATTTTGCTATTCGTTCTGCTTTTGAAAAGTGGATGAATACAATTAATCGTGTTTCAGATAATACAGGTACAACAAATCCTGCATTATATCAAGCAGATGCTTTTGTCTATCAGTTGGATCGTACCGGAGAAACCTTAAGAAAGTATCATTTTTATGATGTTTTCCCAACTCAAGTTGCTCCTATTGAACTATCATATGATGCTCAGGGTATTCAGGAGTTCACGGTAGAACTTCAGGTTCAGTGGTGGGAAGCAGTTAAAGGTAACGGCATTTCTGCTGGCGGTGAGGATATCAACTAAATAGAATATAATACAGAGTTAAAAATTATAATATGGCGAAACTCTTTGGTTTTTCGATTGATAATGGCGAAAACAAATCACCAGGCGTTATTTCCCCCGTTCCTCAAACTAATGAGGACGGGGTTGATAATTATATTGCTAGTGGTTTCTATGGTCAATATATTGATATTGAGGGAGTATATCGTACAGAGCATGATCTAATTAAAAGATATCGTGAGATGGCACTTCATCCAGAGTGTGATGGTGCTATTGAAGATGTTGTAAATGAAGCAATTGTAAGTGATCTCTATGATTCTCCGGTAGAGATTGAACTTTCTAATTTAAACGCATCAGATACACTCAAAAAAGCAATTAGAAAAGAGTTTAGATATTTAAAGGAAATAATGGACTTTGATAAGAAGTCTCACGAAATTTTTAAAAATTGGTACGTTGATGGGCG